CTTGCTGAAGTAATATAAAAATCAGAGTACGTAGCCTCTGGATAGTCAGGATTGTTGGAAAGTACTAGTTCAATCAATACTTTTGTACGGCTAACTAAATGCGAGCGAATAATTGTTATTGCTTCCGGTGTTACAAAGTTAAGTGTAATCGAGCAATCTCCTACCCCAGTTTCTTGCTCATTGGGCAAGTTTAAGTTCATGGGGATAAACAAGTACTCGCTGCCACGACTAACAACACCATAGTTGATTTCGTCATCTGTGGTAGTTGAAAGCCGCTGCATGTAGTTATCAGTTAAACGTACTGGTGTTGTAGGCGCTGCTGGGTCTGAATTTCCGTTTGGATCGTATATAGTCAACAACATTATAAGTTGTTCGTCTGTTTCAGAACCAAACATTGCCTTAATAGCTGCTGGAGATATTTTACTTAGTCTGCTCATGGTAAGATTTCAAATTTCATTGAAGTTTGCCAGTATCCAGGAGCCAGGTACTGTAGTTTAAAAAATTCGCCTTCACCGCTGGGAACAATGCGTGCTTCAACAGTTGCAGCAGTACGTGGGTGTGGAAAGCTAAAACGCTTAACGCCGTATAGTGTATTGTTAATAAAGTTTTCTAAGTCTGCGCATTGTGCTGTGGTTAAGATAAAACTTAAGTCCATTGTACTAACAGCTAATCCGCGGCGACGCATTTTTGCAGGACCAGAGTCCGTGGCTGAACGTATTACATTCAGTCCAACAGACTCTGAGAATCCTTTTTGTGGTACTTGTGGAAAGTTGTTAGTGGTTGGCCATGCTGGAATTGGCATAATTATCTCCTTGCTAATGCAGGCTTGTTACCAAAGTTACCTGATAGTGACTGCTGTACAGAACTACCTGGGCGAGATAATTCACCTGCAACTGCGTCGCCGATCATTACTTCAATACGACGATTTCCGCGTGAATCAGTTGTTTCCTTGGTAGTAGCTTGCTGATTACCAAAGTTGTTAACAACCACGTCTACTGTTGGAGCACTTGTACCTGCACGAACACCAAGATTGCCACTGCTATCGCGCTTTAGGGGCATAATGGCTTCGGGTCCTGCTTCGCCCATTAAGCCAGTACCTTGTGCAAATTTGAACAGTGTAGGTGAGCTTACAATACTATTAGTAAACATTCCGCCTTGGGCAAATTTGCGTAAACCTGCATCATACACTCCGCCCATAGCTTCCGCATTATATCCTCTGGCACCCGCCTGTAATATATTTAAGCTGCCTGCATCTGTTCCGCCTGTTGAAAATCCCAAGAATCCCATCAATGAAGTAGCTAAACCACTAGCACCGCCTACGCTTTTGAACAACATAGACTGCTGTTGTTGTATTTCATATCGCAGTAAGCCTTCAATAAAGCTGTCAATCATGCTAGAGAAGCTTAGTTTACCCGTTTTGGTAAAGTTAATAATAGCGTCTTCCATGCCTTTGAAGCCTTGTTTAAACAAGTCGGTGTATGCTTGTTGACGTAAACTTACGCTAGCAATAGTTTCTGCATCCTTGATACGGGCTTCAGTTACTAATAAAATACCTGCACGCTGATCTTCAAAGTTCTTTTTGGCATTTGCTCGGGCTCTTTCATCGTCTGCGGCTTTGTCGCCAATGTAAGTACCTCCTGCTGCTGCCTTGTCACGATCTAATTTTTCAATTTCTTGATTGTAAGCGCGCTGAGCCGCTGTTAGTTGTTTAGTTTGATCTAACTTTGCTTCCTCAATCTTTAAAGCATCCATTTTTGTTTTCAAAGTTGCTTCATCTAATCTACCAAGCTGTGCTTGTAAACTTAGATCGTCTTGTGCAAGTTTGTTTCGGCTAATGTCTCGGTCTAGTGCTGCTGAGGTAACTATAAAGTCCTGTTCAGACGCTTTCATCTGTAAGTCTTTTAAGCGTACTGCTTCTGCAATACTTGTGGTGGTTTTTGAAGTTAGTATGGCAATTTCTCGTGCACCAGATTCTTGTGCAATAGTATTAGCCAAAGACTTCTCACTGTAGTCTAATTCGGACTGTACAGCTTTTTCACCAAATACTTTAGCAGCTTCAAGTGACTTAGCACGTAAAGTTGTTGCCTCTACAACTTTTGCAGCGTACTCTAAATCAGTTTTACTGATTGTTAAGATACTTAGAGATGCTTGGTACTCAGCATCCGTCATAGAGTCTTTTTTCTGAGCTAGTCTTTGCTGCTCTTGGTCAACAATTTTTTGTCTATCAGAAATGTCTTTTAAAGCTACTGTTTTATCAGCTTCTATAAGCGCAAAAGTTTTATTCAGATCAACTATCTGAGACTTACCCGCTAAAGCTTCTAATTGTGCATTAATAGATTCTCTTGACTGCGCTTGTCCAACTGATTCACTTATACCTTGAATAGTGCCTGCGCTTAAGCCTTGAGTTTCAATCTCTTTTCTTAGTTGTGCGCTTGTTTTTCCACGATTATCCCTAAACGAATTTACTGCCCTATAGTTTTCTAATAACCCTTTATTTTCAGGCTTAAACAGCTGAGATAAAATATCTTCTGGACTACCTTTAATACCTGCTTTATCTAAGTTCTGTGATAAAGTATTTTCCATTATTGCTAGTCGTAGATCAGCATTGGAATCTATTAGACTTAACTGTGTTTTTAATAAGTTACGTTCTACGTTAATGGTTTGTTGCTCCAGGTTAGCATCTAATCGTGCTTTTAAACGCGGGTCACTTACACCCTGCAACGCGGACTTTTGTAGCTCTATCTTTGATTTTTTAGCTGCATCTACTAAACCACGCGTAAAGGTATCAATATTTGCTATTAGACCAATGCGCATTGATTCTGCAAATTTGGCAGAAGAAGTTTCTAAGGCTGTGCCAATGCTGCTCTTAGTACGCTGCAACCCCGCACTTACTTTATTTAAATTTTCTACTGCAGCTTCAGCATCTAGTACGCTTTGTGGCTTACTAATACGTGCTCCCTTGCCGCCTTGTTGCTTACTTCTTGCAGCGTCTTTATCTATAATGGCTTGTTGTTCATTCAACGCTTGATTATATATAGTTTGTAATCTTTCTGCTTCTGCTAATTCTGAGCTAAGTTTATTTAGCTCAGTTGATGTTGAGATAATATTACGTGCTGCTTCTGGGGGAAATAATTGTAAAAAGTTTATATCTGTAGATAAGTCTCGCAAAGCTGTTAATTTTTCAGGTAAATCTGCATTAGCTAATGTTTTGGCTAAGTCAAGTATCTTCTTAGAAGACTCCTCCGCAAATTTTGTTAGTGGAGTAGAATTTTTTGTTGTATTTATTAAGTCTTGATATACTTTTCCGCTTTCTACTAAGCCTTCTTTGAAGGCTTTAAATGATCCTGCGGAAGCTACGGCCTTTTTACCCGCATCTTCAATTATTTTTCCCGCTGCTTTACGTATTTCAGGACTGGCTGTACGTAGTGCATCTGTAATTGCAAAAGTACTAGCATTGGCTGGTAACTTCAATAAATTTGCTAATTCTGCTTGAACTGCTCTGCCATTAGGACCGCTGGCTGATAATTGTACGGCTCTTTCAATACTATTTCCAACCTGCTTGGCTAGCAACTGCTCAGAGCTACGTCCGATTATACTAGACAAGAAATTAAGTGTTGAATCTGCCCAATTACGGTTTTTTAATTCAGTTTCGAAATCATCGAAAGCTTTTGTTAAACTACCACCCAGACTTTCTAAGGCAGTACCTTTGGCAAATATACTGTCTACAGATATACGTTCTAGTGGATCTAATTTACTTAGTCGCTCTAATACTCTGAATGAGTTTTCCGAGTTTTCTTTTAACAAATCCAGTGAAGCTGCAAAACGTGCTGCTTCTTCTTCGTTGTTTCGCATTAGTGGTAGTACTGCTGTAAGAATGCCTACCACTGCCATAACTGGACCAAGTATGTTACTGAATGCGGACATAAATAGTCCAACACTATTAGCGGCTGCAATAAACACGCCACCAACACGTACTCGGAACTTGTCTAAACCGTCTAAGGTTTTAGAGCTTTTAAGCTCTTTGTTCATTTCTGCGATAGCTGGTAAGAAACCTTGTTCTCTGGAATTTGTGCTTACATTGGACAATATATCTAAGCGCATACTATCGCGACGAGCATTCTTAGCTGCTCTGGACCGAAGCGAGTCACCTATGCTTCCAGCTCCGCCTTCAATATAGTTGGCAGCATCAATTTCTGCTTTTGCCAAATCTTTGCGCAACGCACGAATCTGTTGCAACTGAAGTTTTTGTGCTTCTAGATTCTTAATTACTTTTGCGTCTGCTGCAATGCCTGCGTCTTTTAATAAGTTGATTTCTTTTTGTATAGCAGCAGGACTTGTTGTACCTTTAACAACGCTTTCGTAAAACTGCGACCCTTTGCGTTTTTTAGCATAGTCGTTATCAATTTGCGAAAACTTCATACGACTAGCACTATAGTCTTTTTCTGCTTTTTGTAAGTCTGATTTTAAGTCTGGAACTCGGAAGGCCGCGTTTGTACGTTCAACAAACTTTTCGCCAAAGCTGGTAGCAATATCTGAGCTACGCTGACGTGCTTCATCTGCTGCAAGTTTTAATCCAGCACGCCATTGACCAATAGCAGGCAGCGCGTCCTTAACAATCTTAGCACCAATTAATGCAAGAACTCCGACCAATAACCCACTGTTTTTTGCCAGTAAGTTAGCAAACGGTCCTAGTACGTTGTTTACAATCTCTAAGCCAGCTTGAGCCACATTTTTTAATGTAGCTAATAGCTTGTCGTATGGGTTTGTAGGAATATCAATCTGACCAAACTTCTTTGCACCTTCTTCAAGCACAGCATTAGCAAATGCTTGGCGCTTTTCAAAGTCAGTTAGTGCACTAACAGGTTTGCCAATAGCACGTGCATAATCTTCGGTGGCTTTACCAACTTTAGTAAAGATACCCAATTCGTCTAATAATTCAGGCTCAAGCTTTGTAATACCGCGTGTTAGTCGACTAACAGCGTCCGACATATTAACGCCCAATGCTTGTGATGCCTTTTTGGCAACATCACCCAGCTTCAAAAACTGTGCTTGTGATAATCCGCTGGACACAGCTTTGGCTGTGGCTTCCATAGACTCACGCAAGCTAATAGCGCCGCCGCTGGCTTCGCTAAAGCGTTTGGCTAATCCACCCATGGCTACACCGCTGGCAGCACCCAGCTGGTTTAAGCCTTGAATCATGTTTGTG